CTTGTGTACCTTCTTCAGCAGCTTTTTTAACAATATACTCAGAAGCGTAACCTACTTTTTTTAACCAGTCTTCAAAAAATTTACCTTTTGGATACATACTTAAAACATAAGTAACTGACGGGTAATAATTAGTATTTCGTCTGTAATATCTAGAATCGGGTAATGTAATTTGTTTGTGGTCTTCAGAAATTTCTAGGATTCTATTGTAAGAATGCTTGATGTTTTTATTTATCATAATAGATATAGTTTTTTCTCAAGTAAACCTGAGAAAGTTAAGGGATAGGTGTTCTGTACTAATTCAGTAAAATGTCTAAATCCTAATTCACTTGGATCTTTACCATCTAAATCTACTAAATATACTTCTTTGCCTTCATTTATTAATTGTTCACAAAATTGTAATGCTTCTTTTAACGCATCTTTATCTAATGCTATATAAATTTTCTTAACAGCTGATGTTACTAGTTTTAACATCAAGTTAGACTGTATATTCTTGCCTAATAACGGTATAGCATTTCGTTTAATAGCAATGGCGTCAAACATGCCTTCGCACAGTATAATCGGTGTATTCCAGTTTATAAACAACTCAAATGGTATAACGTTACGTGACACATCTGGGTTCTTATATTTTAAAGTTGATGTTTTATCAAAATTACGAGCGGTAAAATAATTTAATTTGCCTGTAGAATCATATGATGGTAAAATAATCATTTTATTAAATTTACCACCATCACAATAACCTATATTATATTTTAATATATCATCTTCTATTATACCTCGTTTTTTGATATAACTTAAAGCATGTTTACCTACAATATCATTATTTGATATATTAATTAATGGTTTAAATTCTTTAGGTAATACTAATGCTGTTGTAGTTTGTACTATTTTTTCGCCTGATGTATATTTAACTAATGGTCTTAACTCATTAATTTTATCAGGGTCAGCATGTATTGCTTTAAATAAGTTAATTAAGGACTTACCTTTTTTATTGCAAGTCCAACAATGCCATGGGTTATCACCTTTATCAGATTCAGTAAAATTGATTTCTAACTTAGGTTTATGGTGGTTACAAAACGGACAGTGATAGGCATGATTACCTTTTGACGTTTGTTTACCAATACCTAATACAGAATTTACTACATTTATAAGGAGTTGATTTACCATACCTTATATTATATGAAGAATAGGTTAAAAAGCCAAACTATAATGTGAAATCCTTAGTGAAGAACTTGCCTAATATATTGTCATTGTAGAATGACTCTGGGTGTTCTAATACTTTATAGGTAAATAGGGCTTGTGTTTCGTAATAGGTTAATAACTTTTTATTAGGGACTAATTTAAGTATAGTACGAGTAAATATTTCTTGTTTACCTGCTTTTATTAAATCTAAAATTTCTTTGTTAGAACCATAATATGTTTTCCAATCTGATTCTTTAGTCACTACTTTAGTAGTTGGTTTACGACCAACACCAGTTAGTTCGGCTATTTCTTTTTTACCTAATTTTACTTTCTTATTATGGTATAATACTTTTTTACCTATATAAGATTTATTAGTTAAATTGTTTTTTACTATATAAATAAAACCAAATGTATCTTTTGGAAAATCGCTTATATCAGTTATAGGAGAACCGTTATAAGTCCATGTGGGTAATGTTACCATTATCTGTCTAAATTAATTAATATTGTTGTATCTGTAGTAGGTGATACTGGTAGAGGTTGAGCTAATTTACCTATAGCTAATAAGTTTTGATATTCATCATATAAACCTACTGTTGTTATATAAGGTGAAAAATAAGAGCCAGTTACATTATCTGTTAAATATTGTCCTGGTGTATAAAATGTTCCTACTGAACTTGATATTAAAGTACTACCTGAAGATAAACTTGGATTTTGTGAAAAATTAAATTCATTTTCTCTAATAGTACATTTATATTGTGTTTCATATATTTTATATGAACTTGAGAATGAGCAAGTTACATTACTACTAGTAACATATTCTAAAATAGAAGCATTATCTCCTTCTTGACCTCCATAAAGTGTATTACCATAAGTTACAAATCCATATCCTATAGGATTAGAAGTAGTTATAGTTACAATTCCATGATAGTAAAATATATTACCTACAATTTCTAAGTTTTCATCTATTATATTACCTTCTCCATCATCTGTTATACTACCACTAGGTGTAGTGTAAATAAATGAATTAGGTTGAATATAATCACCATATAAACGAGAAGGAATAGATATAACCGCTATAATATCATTAGAACCTGTAGGGAAATATCTTTGATAAGTTAATGTACTTTGTAAGTAATTAAAATAATTAGGTGTTTGAGTGATACCAACATATCTATCTCCTGCTGTGTCTGCTCCAGGAATTAAACTAGCTGTAGCTACATTATCACCATAACTTGAGCTTAAGTAATTAGTATAATATAGTTCTTTAATTGAATTATATACTAAACTTTGATATTGAGTTGATACTTGTCCTGTTGTAGGAGCTGTAGCTGGATTAAATGTTCCAGTTATGTTTGTGCCTAAAAATCTATCAATACCTACATCAGAGGCTGTCATAGCTGCTGCTCCCTCGAAATGAAATGCTTTATTCACTTCGAAGGGAGTAACTACGATATCAGATGCTAAAAATTGTTTGTAAGCGCCCATTCATTAGAAATCTAATTTTACTCTAATAAGAGCTTCTTTTGTAAAATCTTTTAATAATGGTCTAGATAATTTTGCTACTGCTAATAATTCGTTAGTATCATTATATAAACCTACAGTTGTAATATATGTTTGTGGGTTATTAATGAATGAAGGATATAACACTTCACCTGTTGAACCTGAAATAAATGACGGATTTTCTGAATAGTTAAATTCTGCACTTCTAGGTCTTACAAATATAAAATCTGAGGTAATTGTTTCTTGAGAATTAATAGTAAAAGTAGCTGCTGTTGAACCACTTATAGCTCTATATAATCTTTGGTTATTATTTCCACTAGTGTTTGAAGCTATACTGTAATTTAATCCAATACCACCTGCAGCGATTGAACCACTTAGTGCTATTGGGTTTAATAAAATAGTTCCAATATCTGGCAATAGCCAGCCATATGAACCTGAGTTTAAACTAAATCCATCTGTAGTTGTAGATGCTGTAGTTGTTTTAACACCTGCTGAACCTGAAATTAATTGGAATACTCTACCTGCCTCATTAAATACTTGTGATGTGACATAATTACTATTATCAGTTAAAGATATAACTCCTAAACTACCTGATAATTCTAATGTTAAAGTACCAGGCATTAATGATTGTTTATATCTTGCTCTTTCAAATGATATAGCCCAAAATCTTGAAGATGTAATTGCTCCAAATACAAAATCTGTATTTTCATCACCTAATACTATATTTTGGTATTGACCATAAACTGTTGAAGTAGGAGATAAACCAGGTACTGCTGAGTTATATAATACACTTCCACTACCAGCTGAGTCACCATAAGCTATAGCAAATTGGATTGATGCTGTAGTTGATGTTTGAGGATTAGCTTGGAAAACATTTAAATAGTAATCACCACTTGAACCAGCTTCTTGAACTGATGAGGTAAAAAATGTAGTTAATGTAGGTATAGCTCCAGTCCATAACGTTGCTGTTATTGAATCTGAACTTACTACAAAATCTGTTGGATCTAATCTACTAAAAGACATATGTTATATATTAAGCTGTTTTTGTTACTGTTACTGGAATTGTTTGTCTTGCTCCACTATCTCTACCTACTATTGTTAATGTAGCTTGTAATTGGTTATAAGTTTGGAACAATGTATTTACTGTTGTAGCTCTTAAATTAAGTACTGTTCCTACTACTGTTTGAGATACTGTTGTACCTAATGTTGTAGTTGAATTAGCTGTATTTAAAGCTGTTACTGCTGGTGTGTTAACACCTGCACCTTCAAATGTACTCATTAAACGAACATCAGAAATAGTAAATGTGTAACCTGATGTTTCAATTGTGTTTCCACCTAAATAATTTAAAGTTTGAGGTGAAATTACTTGTGAAGCACCTTGTGGTAAACTAATTGATGGAGGTACTGATAATATAGGTAGTCTAGCTGTACCACGAGGTAAAGTCACTAACTTATATTTCATTGTTTGAGTTGTCTCTGGAAATGCCTCTAGTAAAGGCATATTTTCAATTGCTTGACCATAGTAAGCAGAACCTGATGGATTGTTTGGATTATATAAAGTATAATCAATTTCATCATCTGCTAAAGCAAATTGTGTAATTCTAAAAGATCCGTCATTTTGAGCTAGTAACTGACGACCTGTTGTTGTTAATATTGCGTCAACTGTTACTATAGTATTATTTAAATATCCCATTGGTTATTGTTTATTTTTGTTATAAATATATACAATTTTAATTTTATATTAAACTTTGAGTTAATGTATTTTGAATTATTGTATTTACCTCATTGGTAACATATTGTGGTTTTAAAACACCATTACCTGTGTTGTTAGAACTACCACTTTTATCAGGTAATGGATAATTAGTATTAAGAATAACACTTGATGGATCTTCAACATATCGTCTTAATAAAAAATAATCTAAATTAACATTACTTGGTATATCTTCATATAGATTAATTTGTAATTGTAATCCTGACTGTGTAACTTCACTAATTTGAAAAGCTAAAGATTCAAGACCTTCAAATCTAATTTCATCATTAGGTTTAGGTTCAAAATCAGTATTAATTAAATTAAATCCACTTTTTTCTATACTTTTTTGTTTTTGTCCATAGTAATTATTTAAACCAGCTAATGAATTTGAACCTGTTTTAGCCAATAATATATTATTAGCTGAACCTGATCTTTCCCAGAAATCAGTACATACTCCAGTACCAGGACTAGGAAACTGAGTTACTTTCCAAAATGTGTAAGGTGTTTTTCCATCTTCTCCCCAATAATTACTTAAATTTACTTGTGTTAAATAATCTGAAGCAGCTGGATCTGCTTGAGCTATATTTAAAGCAACTACTCGATATACATCAGATGTTAAAACATTTCTATCTATATATTTAATAACTCCACCTATATCAGACCAATGATTTATTTGAACTGTAGCTACTCCTACACCATTTTTTTGAAGTTGATAAGTAACAATAGCATTACCAAATGGAAAACTAAAGAAAGGATCTGTAGCGTATAAAGATATATCAAAATTTAATATATATCCAGATCCAGATACATTAGATGGAGTACCTATAGGTTGATAAGAAAAAGTAGTAGATGAATCAAAACTAGCTGATTCTCCTAAAATTTGAGGGGCTACAAATTCTATAACTTTAGGAAATGTATCACCTAAACTAATAGATTGAAAATCACCTACAGTACTTAATCTATAATCATTAGCGGAATTAGTTCCGTTTTGTTCTCCTTGAACAAAATATATACTACTTGTATATCCAAATCCAGTTATATTACCATTAATATCATAACTAGCAGTCTGAGTATAAATAATAGGTTCAATTCTATATCCACCTTTAAAAATAGGCCACTGACCATTTAATGTAGATAAATTAGATCCTGATACT